GCAACAGCTGGTTTGGTCAAGACGAGGAAATGACAGCATCTGCCTTGGGCTTACACGAAAAGCTCAAGCGCACAGGCTTCGAGATTGGATCTGACGAGTATTACGCGACATTGGACAAGACAATGCGCAAACGCTTCCCCGAAAATTTCGAGGAGGCACAAGAGGAAGAAGTCGTTTCAAAGGCTGATCCAGTACGAACCAAACCCCGTACCGTCGTCGCCCCGGCAGTCCGCAGCACAGCTTCAAACAAAATAAAGCTGAGCCCACGACAAGTTGAACTAGCCAAAAAACTAGGCCTCACACCGGAACGTTATGCACTTGAAATGAAGAAATTGGAGACCCAAAATGTCTGAAGTTACACAAACACGTAAACCCCGTGAAGCTGATTCACGCGCTGTCGCTGCTCGCCCTCAAGCTTGGAGACCGCCAGAAACTTTGCCTAGTCCTGACCATCGTGCAGGCTGGACACATCGTTGGATTCGTTTGAGTACCCTCGGCACTGCGGACCCCAGTAACATTTCTTCTAAACTGCGCGAAGGATATGAACCCTGCAAAGCAGAAGAGTATCCTGAGATGATGATGCACGCCACTACTGAAGGTCGCTTTAAAGGCAACATTGAAGTTGGCGGGTTGATGCTCTGTCGTATCCCGTCTGAGTTCTTAGATCAACGTGCGGCGTACTACGCCAATCAGAACAAGGCTCAAATGGAATCCGTGGACAACAACTTTCTACGTGAAAGCGACCCTCGCATGCCCTTGTTCTCGGACAAGAAATCGAAGGTTACTTTCGGAACTGGTTCTTAAATTTTGGAGTCCTAAATGGCATACCCTACCGTTTCGGCACCTTATGGCCTAGAGCCCGTCAATTCACTTGACGGCAAACCCTACGCTGGTGCAATCCGTCAGATTCCCGTCGCCGCTGGCTTCGCTACCGCTATTTTCAATGGCGATACCGTGCTGATTAGCGATGGCTATCTCATCAAATCAACTGCAACTAACTCTGGCGGTATCGTCGGTGTGGTCGTTGGTGGTCAATACGTGAACTCGAATGGTCAAACCGTTCAAGGTCAGTACATCCCAGCAGCTGCTTCTACTTCTACAAACTTGGCTTACGCCTACGTTGTGGATGACCAGCAAGCTTTGTTCAAAGTGGCCGTTGTTACCTCTGGTACAACAATGGGTACTGCGAGCCGCGCTGATGTTGGTTCTAACGTTCCTTTGGTGTTGAACGCTGGTTCTACTACTACTGGCAATTCCGCTTTCGGCGTGACATTGACTGGTGCTGGTACTACTGCAACCATCCCATTGCGCGTCATCGACGTCGTTCCTGAGACTGCCACTTCTGCCGGTGTTTACCGCGAGTTGTTGGTGAAGATCAACACTCACCAATACAACGACACCACTGGTGTTTAAGGAGTAAATCATGGCTATTTCACGCGCACAGTTACTTAAAGAACTGCTCCCCGGCTTGAACGCTTTGTTCGGCATGGAATATGCTCGCTACGGTGAGCAACACAAAGAGATTTACGAAACCGAAACTTCTGAGCGTAGCTTTGAAGAAGAGGTGAAGTTGTCTGGCTTCTCCGCTGCTCCAGTGAAGAACGAAGGCTCTGCAATCTCTTATGACAATGCACAAGAAGCATGGTCGACTCGCTACAACCACGAGACTATCGCTCTCGGCTTCTCCATCACTGAAGAAGCTGTGGAAGATAACTTGTACGACAGCCTGTCTGCCCGCTACACCAAGTCTTTGGCTCGCGCCATGGCTTACACCAAGCAAGTTAAAGCTGCTGCTGTTTTGAACAACGGCTTCAACGGCGCTTACGCTGGTGGTGACGGTGTGTCATTGTTCGGTTACAACAGCTCTAGCACTTTGGTGAACCATCCTTTGATCTCTGGTGGCACCAACGCCAACACACCTTCTACTCAAGCTGACTTGAACGAGACTTCTTTGGAAGCCGCCGTGATTCAAATCGCCGCTTGGACAGACGAACGTGGCCTGTTGATCGCTGCTAAGCCAAAGAAAATGGTTGTGCCTCCAAGCCTCCAGTTCGTTGCTACTCGTTTGTTGGAAACTAACCTCCGTGTTGGTACAGCTGACAACGATATCAACGCGATCAAGAACAACGGTTCTGTGCCAGAAGGCTACACCGTCAACAACTTCTTGACCGACAACAACGCTTGGTTCTTGACCACAGACGTGCCTAACGGTTTGAAGCACTTCATCCGTACTCCATTGCAAAACAGCATGGACGGTGACTTCGACACCGGCAACGTCCGTTACAAGGCTCGCGAGCGTTACAGCTTCGGCTGGTCTGACGCTCTGGGTATCTGGGGTAGCTCAGGTTCTAACTAATCTTAGAACTATAGGGAAAGGGGGCTTCGGTCCCCTTTTCTTTTGCCCATTTTGGGTGTATATTCAAACCATTCCGGGGTCTCCGGTGTATCTGACAGTCCCGGCTGACGACATGCAGACAGATACGCCTTATCGCATGTGAGGAAATCATCATGGCAACTACCACGTTCTCCGGCCCAGTCGTATCTCAGAACGGCTTTATTACCGGAACAGCTTCTTCCCCCGTTGTTGAAACCACCGCTATTAATGTGTCTGAGTCGTACGTTACGACTTCTGCCGCTACTGGCGACACACGTCTGTCTTATGAGCGTTTGACTTTTACCTCCACTGGCTCTGGCGAAACTTACCGTGCCTTGACTCGGGTCACAGGTGCTGGCGCTGCTACCGGCGGCACAGTCAACGGCGCACACATCAGCCTGTCCATCAACGGCTCCGGCACCATCTCTGGCGCGGGTAACGCTCTTCGCGCTACCTTGGGCGGTACATCCACAAACCCCGGCGGTACGATTGCAGCTATTCAAGCTGACTCCGACTTTGCTTCTGGTGGTACTTGGACCAACGCTTCGTTCATCCGCTTCACAAACAGCGGCACAGGAACTGTGGCCAACCTGTTCAACGTCCCCTCCGGCATGGTCACGGCCAATACCCAAGGCGCAGCTACAAACTCCTTGAAGATTGTGGACAGTGCAGGTACTGCGTACTACATCATGTTGACTACGACTAACAGCTAATATGCAGATCACCAAGGAATTCTTGGAGTCTGAGATTCGTGACCTTGAAACTGAAGCCCAGAAGGCGCAAACCTTTTTGACTCAGGCTCAGGCCACGATCCAAGCGTACAAGATGCTGATCAACAGGCTAGACGCACCAGAACCGGAGCAGCAACATGACGATGCAATATGATGTAAAACAAGGACACCTAAACCAAAGCGGTTTCTTTGTTCTTGGGCGCAACCGCGTTAAAGGCGTTTCTTTTTACGGTGGCGGCGGAACCTTGGTTTTGTTTGACACAACCACAGCCCCCGTAACTTCAAGCGTAACTTACGGTCGTAGCGGCACAACCGTGACGATTGCAAAAACTGCGCATGGGTTAACAACCGGCACTGTTGTCGGCATTCACTTTGTTAGTGGCACAGGTGGCGCTGCTACTGATGGAAATTACGCCATTACGGTAACAACCGCAGACGCATTTACGATCACAGACATCAACACTGGAACCATTACAGGTTCTCCAGCAGCACTTTATGTCAGTGGTGCAAATCGTTGGTTGTTGACCTACGAAACTCACGCGTCAGACGAATTCCAAAATGCCCCCCTTATTCCCGGTGAAGGTGTGTTGGCAGTAAACGGAATTTATGCCTACATGAGCGCAATTGACGGGGCGCAGGTTTATTATGGCTAAGACCGCTGCATGGACACGCAAAGAAGGCAAGTCCGAGAAGGGCGGCTTGAACGCAAAAGGGCGGGCGTCTTACAACAAGGCCAACCCGGGCAAGCCCGGCCTGAAGGCTCCGCAGCCAGAGGGCGGCAAACGCCGCGACTCTTTTTGCGCCCGGATGGAAGGCATGAAGAAGAAGCTGACCAGCGAGAAGACGGCCAAAGACCCCGACTCGCGGATCAACAAATCGTTGAGGGCTTGGAAATGTTAAGCGCAAAACGGGACTGGGGGCGTGTGCCAAAAACCGCGAACACTGCCGGGGAATACCGCTGCAGCAAGTGCCGTGAGTGGAAGCTACCGGAAGCGTTTAACAAAAACAAGAACCAACTGTCGGGCCTAAACTACGCGTGCAAAAGCTGTTCACGAGCAGACACACGAAAGTACAATCTGCCCGCTAAGTACGGTATTTCTGCGGCATCTTTTGCTGAAAAACTGCTGGCACAAGGCGGAAAATGTGCGTGCTGCAGTACTGCGTTTTCGTTTGAAGGAATTCGAAATACGCGCCCGTGTGTTGACCATAACCACGAAACTGGCGAGGTGCGCGATTTGCTTTGTGGCCGCTGTAACTTGGCAGCCGGGAATGTTGCAGACAGTTCGCTAAAAGCGGAACAACTTGCGGCATACTTGAAAAAATGGAAGTGCTGACATGGAGATGATGCTCTGGAACGTAGCTCTGAGCGCCATTGTGGCGGTCATGGGCTTTTTGCTTAAAGGCAGGTTTGATGAGTTGGATCGGCTCAGCATTTTGCTGAACCGCACCCGCGAGGAAGTGGCGCGTGATCACATCACACGCTCCGAATTTCGGGCTGACATGCAGCAGTTGATGGATCGGTTTGACCGACTTGAGCGCAAGATTGACAACCTGCGAGGCATCAATGCCCAGCACGAGTAAAAAGCAAGCCAACTTCATGCGTGCGGTAGCGCACAGCCCGGAGTTTGCAAAGAAATCAGGCGTCCCACAATCCGTGGGCAAAGAGTTCTCCAACGCGGACAAGGGCCGCAAATTCAAAGAAGGTGGCGATATGAAAGAGTCCAAAGCAATGGTTGGTAAAGAGATGGCCTTTATGAAAAAGAAGGGCGCTCCAAAGTCCATGATCAAACACGAGATGGCTGAAGCTAAGGGTAGACCCTTTGCCAAGGGCGGCGTCACACGCGCTGACGGCTGTGCGACCAAGGGCCACACCAAGGGCACCATGGTCAAGATGGCTATGGGCGGCAAGGCTTGCTGACATGATGTCCAGTCGCGGGATGGGGGATATCTCCCCCTCCAAAATGCCCAAAGGCGTTAAAAAAGAGCGCCGAGACGACACCGACTTCAAGCAGTACGCGAAGGGCGGTAAAGTCAAACGCTTTGATGAAGGCGGGGAAGTGGACGCCCTAAAACGCAGCCCGCGTAGTGTGTCTGAAAGCGATTACGACACCAAGTTCAACGCGAAACCGTTGGGCGGAATGGTGTCCAAAGACCAAAAAGCTATTTTTGGCAGGCTGTCCGCTTCCAAGAAACTGGATCGGGACAGCGAACTCAGCGCATATTTGGATGCGGGGCTGTCGAAACGAGAAGGTGACCGTTTAAGAGCGAACCTTGGGGGCGTAGGGGTCAACTACACACGCCAGTTTGACGAAGGCGGCACAGTCAATGCGGCTGGCAATTACACCAAGCCCAGTCTGCGCAAGCGGATTGTGAGCCAAGTCAAAGCTGCTGCAACGCAGGGTACAGGTGCTGGCCAATGGTCAGCTCGCAAGGCACAGCTCGTAGCCAAGAAGTACAAGGCCGCTGGCGGCGGGTACCGGGACTGACATGAAAGCCCCTCAAAAATCCCTGAGCGATTGGGGCAAACAAGATTGGACGACCAAAAGTGGTAAAAAATCTTCTGACACGGGTGAGAGATACCTTCCAAAAGCTGCGATTAAAAGTCTCAGCGCTTCTGAGTACGCTGCGACAACGCGGGCAAAACGTGCTGGCAAAGCTAAAGGGAAGCAATTCGTGAGTCAACCCAAGACCATCGCAAAGAAAACAGCAGGGTTTAGATAATGGCAACCTCCGGCACCACCGCTTTCAATATGGACCTCACGGAAATCGTGGAGGAGGCGTTTGAACGCGCCGGTGGTGAGCTACGTACCGGTTACGACCTGCGCACAGCCAGTCGGTCCATGAACCTCATGTTTTCCAACTGGGCCAATCGTGGCCTGAACATGTTCACGTATGAGCAAGGGTCCATCAATCTGGTGGCAGGCACTGCTACGTACAACCTCCCAACCG